CTCAAGGAGGCAACGAGAGCAGAGTAGCCAACTTAACTAACGCAGTTGCAGTAATTAAAGTAGGTGCTAAAACAGAAAGTGAAGCTAAAGCATTACAGTTTAAAGTTGAAGACGCTAGCAATGCAATTAAGGTAGCTTATAAAGGTGGAGTAGTTAGAGGGGCAGGAACAACACTAGCTAGTTTAGAAACATCAAGTGAGATTCTAAACGAAGCTATGAAATATCCAAATAAACAACTCAGAGTAAATATGGGAGATTTTGAGGTTAATGACAACATAATAGACCCTACAGAAGTTGTAATTGCAGGAATAGAGAGTGCAGTTTCAATTGCTAAACTTTTAATAACAACAACAGGTATTATTTACGATACCAAACAAAATGATAAAGAATTACACTGATATATTTGATTATATCACTTCTCAAGAAGAGAATTATAAGAAACCTATACCTTTAAATGATACGTGGGATTGGTGTATGTATGACCATATCAAAACCTCGGACTTATATAACAATTCACAGCTTCTAACAGGTAAGAATGACTTTAAGCCTGTTAAAAACATCACAAGACCTATTCTTAACCTACAATACAGAACAGAAGACATAGAGCTAAAAGATGTACAAATTTATGTAGATGATCCAGATAAATTTCATTTATCTTTTCTAGTAAAGAAATATCACGATGACATATTTGTGCAGAAGTATGACCTTGACACCTATTTTGATAATTTGAACGTCTCAAGAGTATTGTTTGGAGGAGGATTATCTAAACACTTGAACAAACCCTGTCCTGAGGTAGTACCACTACAAACTATTGCTTTCTGTGATCAAACGGACATCCTCTCAGGACCTATTGGAATACGACACTATTACTCTCCAGACCAATTAAAGGAAATGGAGAAATTTGGTTGGGGAAATGAGGAGAATGGAGCAACTATAACTATTGATGATTTGATTTTGCTTTCAAAGGAAGAGAAGAGCAATGAAAACTCTGATAAACAAACAAAGAAAACACCTGGAAGATACATAGAAGTTTTTGAAGTACACGGTAATCTACCTAAAAGATTTGCTAATAATATGGATTTTTCAGAAGAATACGAAACAAGGCTTTTTATTGTTGCTTTCTATCAAAAAAGAAATAGCTCTGATAAACAAGGAGTAATACTTTACACAGCACCAGAAAGTGAATTACCATTTAAACTAATTAAAAGAGACCCTGTATTTGGTAGAGCGTTAGGATTTGGTGGAGCAGAAGAGTTGTTCGAAGCACAAGTGTGGATTAACTACGATATGATACGCATACAAGACATGCTTGATTCTGCTTCTAAAACTATTCTTAAAGCAACAGGTTCAAACGCGTCTATTCTAGCCAAGAAACAGAAAGTAAGAGACTTAAGTAATCTTGAAATACTTGATGTAGGGGACGGAGACTTAGGGCAAGTAGACACATTTCCTCGTAATATGCAGTTGTTTGACAAATCTATTGAGAGTTGGGAAGCTCACGCACAACAAATGGGATCTGCGAACGATTCTATTATGGGAGTTTCTCCAGCCTCAGGTACACCATTTAAACTACAAGAACTTGTCACACAAGAATCACACGGATTACACGATTATCGAAGAGGTATTTTTGCTAAACACATTGAAGAAATCTACAAAGATTGGATAATTCCACACATTGTAAAAGAAATAACAAAAGGAGCTAAATTCTTATCAGAATTATCACTTGAAGAGTTAGAATTTGTTGTTAATAAGGCTTCGGAAGTAGAAGCAGAGAAAAGAATTAAAGAAGGTAAGCTTCTCTTTGAAGAAGAAAGAAAGGCTTTAATAGAAACTATTAAAAAATCATTTAAAGAAAAAGGTAACAAACATTTTATTGAAATTCTTAAAGGAGAGTTTAAAGATGTACCGCTTGGAGTTAAAGTAAGTATCCAAGGTAAGAGTAAAGACTTATCACTCAGGACAGACAAACTTGTAAATATCTTTAGACAAATTATTGTAAATCCAGCAGTATTAACAATCCCAGCAATCGGTAAGATATTTAATGATATTCTAGAGTCATCAGGACTAGACCCAGCAGATTTTAGCGGAATTACTAAAGAACAATTAGCACAAACACAACCGCAACAACCACAATTACAAACTCCACAAGAATTAGCACCACAAATGTAATGAAAGATAAAAGTTTACTTAAAATTGTAGCCGATAACCCTAATCTATTACAGACTTTAAAGGAACATATACTTGAAGAGTTTGAGGTAGAAGTACCACAATCAGATTTGGGGGTAACAGACGAAGTACTAGGGCAGATATTTAGAGCAAGATTAGTAGGAAAGAATAAAATTGATAATGCTTTTAAAAAAGTCTTGAACTACAAGACGGTCGAAGTAGAAGCAGAAAAAATAAATATAGCCAGATAATAGCAAGATAAGTTATCCACACCTTGACTTATACTAAGTTATAGTATACTTAAGTTATTAAAATAACTACAAAAAAATGTCTATCATATCATCAAGACTCCCAAAATTAGCAGATAAAATAGAATCATCTGTTAAAGTGGAAGTAAAAAAAGAGAAAAAAGAAAAGAAAAAGTCAAAAAAGACTAAGTAGTGTTTTGGGTTATCACTCCCGTTATCAAAAGTGTGTTATTAAGAGTTATGATTCTCAATAAAAAATCAATAATATAGTTATCATTCTATGCAAAACGAAAATGAAGAAGGTGTAATATTAGATGAAAATCAAGAAACACCAGAGATAGATTTAGAAGAAGGAGACGGCAATGTGGATTGGAAAGCGGAAGCTCAAGCTCTACGTGACAAACAAATAGCAAATCGAGAACGCACAAGATTGCTTAGGCAACAACTAGCTGACAAAGATAGAGCTATTGCAATGTTAAGAGGAACTAGCTCGCATTCTAAATCTCCAGGCGAATTAGACGAAACGCAACTAGACTACCTTGATTTAAAAGGCATAACGGAGGAAGAGGACATTAAAATCTTAGCTCGACACGTTCAAAGAACAGGCGAGACAATAAGACAAGCTCTTAAAGATGAATATGTCCAAGCTAAGTTAGAAGCCAATCTAAAAGCAAGAGAAGTTAAAAGTGCGACACCAAGTACGACAAAGAGAGGTGGTAATCAAGTAAATGACATCGCTTCTGCTATCGCAAGGTTTGAACAAACAGGTGAACTACCAGCAGATTACAAACTACGCTCAGAAGTAGTAAATGCAATCTCGGATAAAGGACACAATAAAAGACCAGCTTGGGGATAACATCTAATCGTCTGATTATAAATATCAGATAATTAAATGGCTAATACAATAATTTATCAGGCTTTATGGGAAAACAAGCTCGCTCAACGACTTGATAAACCACAAAACTGGAAAGAGGTAAATGATGTTGTCTACACAGACACACAAACTTACAACTTTCCTTTGATTTCATCAGCAAACGAACCAGCAGTTGCAACACTTACAACCACCGCTGCGGGACGTTCAACTCTCACTAACATTGTTCCTTTTATTGACGTTACAGAAACAAACCAAACTCTATCAATCGTAACAGCAGAAATTGATTCTGTTTATCTTGATTACGCAGACCAAGCACAATCTAACTACGCTAAAATGGCGGAAATGGGTACTTTGCTTGGAAAGAAAATTGGAGAAAGAGCACAATCAATTTCTATAAATAACCACGCTTCTTGGACAAATATGGGAGACGCAGGAGCAGGTGCAATAGGACTTGCTTCTACAGCAATTACAGTTTCAGCTTCAAACGTTGATGATATTGTTCGAGGGGTTATTGAACAAATTTACACAGCAAACGGATTCAACATCTACAAAGAAAATGGAGGATTCATAGAATGGAGACCAGCAGACTGGACTTTCCTAGTTTCTTTCATGCAAGCTAACGGATTTAACCTAGCAGACGCTTCTCTAAAATCAGGAGGTTCTATTGGAGTTGATTACCTTGGACTCTATCATTATGTATCTACAGCACATGTTACTTCAGGAGGTAACTTTCATTTGTTTGCAGGAGTAAGAGGAGTACAGAAATTTGGTATCCTAAAATCTACTTATGGACGAACTTATGTAAACGAAATGCCAACGGGTCCAGGTAACGGTTCTGGTGCTTCTGTTGGGTCGCTTTCAGGTACACAAATCCACACACGACTAGATTACGGTCTATTAGTACCAACTAACCTACTCCCAGTTGTCTATGACATTAACGTAGTTTAAATATTATTAGTTAATTGAAAAAAAAATGACTAATAAACATTTTATAGTACTCGTCATTGTAATTGTTCTAGTAGGAACTGTTATTGGTTATCTTAGTAAAGGAACAACAGTTGTAAGAGAGATAGTAAAAAATGTTGGAGCTATTCCAGGGTCATCTGTATCTACTGAAGATTTTGCAATCAATGGTGTTACTGGAATATTTAAAACTCAGAGTTTTACATCAGCTACAACAACACCTTGTGCTATTAAATCACCGTCAGCTACTTCAACTTTGATAAGTGCAAACGCTACATTTACAGTCAGCTCGACAAGTGCGTCAAGAGTTACTATGGCTCGTTCAGCTTCACCAAATGCGACTACAACAAGTCTTGGTGAGTCAGTTTTTTCTGCGAATGAACAAGGAACAGTAATAGCTTCTACAACTGGTTCACATATTTTTGCTCCAAATACTTATTTTGTTGTAGGTATGAAGGGTGGAAGTGGTACATTTTCTCCATCAGGTAAATGTAGTGCTATTTGGCAACAATTATAAAATTGTGTGTCTATCTAGCTCCTCTTTAGAGGGGTTAGAATAGGCAAGCAATACGTAAGTTGACAGATTTTGCTAAAAATAAATGAGTAAAAAAACAAACAATTTAACAAAAAAACCAAAGGTAATCATAGCTGTTCCTTGTTCAGATTCAGGCTCTATGAAACCTATGACAGCTCACGCTATTGGTTGTTTGATACTCGAAAATTCAGACATAATAACAGATTATATTCTAAGATTATCTTGCGACATTGTTAGTAGTAGAACTTGGCTTGTAAATGAAGCCATTAAAAATGGAGGTACACATATATTGTTTGTAGACTCAGATATGCATTTTATGATGTCTTCTCTTAAACAATTGTTATCACACAATAAAGAAATAGTAGGTGTTGAATATAATAAACGACAATTTCCTTTAGAAGGAGTATTCAAACCAATGACAGAAAGAAAGGAAAATGAACTTTACGAAGCTAATTACGCAGGTATGGGACTTATGCTAATTGATTTAAAGATATTTAAAGACCCTAACTTTGGTATAGGTTCAGATGGTAAAAGAAATCCTTGGTTTAACTTTGGAAGAGACTCACAAGGTAATTTAGCTATGGGAGAAGACGCTTGGTTTAGTAACGTAGCAAGAGACGCAGGCTATAAGACTTATATAGACCCGACTATAAAAGTCCGACATTTAGGAGATTATGCATACTAAAAAATAACTAAAAAAATGCTTCAATTTAATGATACAACTAATTATAATGGATATGTTCAAAGATTTGAGGAAGAAATCGGAGCTAATTATGGTGATGTATCAAGTAATACAACTAAATTAAAACAATTTACTTCAAGATTTAATGAAGCCAGAAATAAGTATTTATCAATTGCTCGTCAAAGTTGTGGCAATTGGCAAGTAGATGATTCAAATCATGAAGATTACAATATTATTTATATAAACTTAGAAGCAAATCAAAGAGATTATGTACTTAATACAGATGAACAAGGTAATTTAATTCAGGACGTTTACAGGGTTTTTGTAAAAAATACTTCATCTGATTCTTATAATGAAATATATCCCATTGATGTTCAAAGTGATTTAAATACTCAATCTTTTACTAATGGACAAGAGACGACAGGTTCAGTTTATAGATATGATAAAACTGCTAATGCATTATTTTTAGATCCAGTACCATCAACTGATGTTGCTTTAGGTTTAAAACTTTATATAAACAGAGAAGTTTCGCCAGTTTTATATACAGATACAACCACTGGAGCAGGTTTTAATTATCATTATGAATACTTTTATCTAAAACCAGCTTTTGAATATGCTCGAATAAATAATCTTTCTTCTTTTCCAAGACTTGAAAAATTAATTCTTGATTTAGAAGGTGATGTTATAAGTGGTAAAGTTGGTTTAATAGCAAAAGCATATTCTTCAAGAGAAAGAGATGTAAGAAATATATTAACAATGAATTATGTAAATTTTAGGTAAAATGAAAAATAAAAAAACAGAATCAGGTTTAAAAATAAAAGGTTCAGTTCGTCTACAAGTTTTTGATGGAGACAAATGCATACATGATACTGGATTTATGGATAACTTAATTACAAGTGCAGGTAAAGCGGGTGTAGCAGGTTTAGTAGGTAATACAGGTTCGGTTACAGCTTTTACTTATTTAGCAGTAGGCACTTCTTCAACTGCTGTGGCTGTGAGTGATACTACATTAGGTAGTGAAATTGTAGATTCAGGACTTGCAAGAGCTTCAGCAACCGTTTCAAGAGTAACAACAACAGTAACAAACGACACCCTTTCTTTAACTAAAACTTTTACAGTAACAGGAACTAAAACAATAGAAGAAATAGGAATATTTAATGCTTCTTCTTCAGGAGTTTTATTAGGAAGAAGATTAACAGGTAGTATTAATGTAATCAATGGGAATTCTTTAGTAACAACTTATAATGTTTCATTCGCGTGAGTTTAACATCAAACACACATTCAATAGATTTAGAATCATCATCGAGCCAATCTCTTTATGCTTCTGATTCAGCAAGTCTTTCAATTACTGGAAATATGACAGTTGAATTGTGGTTTAGGCTTGAAAGTCAACCAGCAACAACAATGAGTCTTGTATCAAAAACAGAAGGTACTGGAAATCAGCAAAGTTGGAATTTATATTATGATAACTCAGCAGGTGACAAAATTTGTATTGATATTTCTTCAGATGGTTCAACAAAAACAACGAAAACAGTAAATAAAACATTTAGCAACGGTACTTGGTATCATTTAGCGTTTGT